ACGACAATGTGTGTAAATGGCTTGACATCCTCACTCTGAGGACTCATAATTAAGACATAAGAGAGAGCAACCAACCAAAGGAGCCAAAATGAACGCCACCACCGCAACCGCCGCCCGCTTCACCGTTGTCCTGCACGCTCACTACTGCGCAGCCTGCGAGGGCTTCTCCACCTGCGCCGGTCCCGGCCCGTTTGTCGGAACGTGCCTTCTGGTGGAGCCGTGCATCCGATGCTGGGGACCGGTTGATAAGGAACCGGTGGCTATCTCATAGCCACTCCGCGCTAATGGCATAGATCAGGGTTCGACTCCTTGAAGCGCACGCAAGGAACCCAACTACACAGAGGAGACAGCAATGAATTACAACATCATCACCGATCTAGTCTGCGTCGATTGCGGCGCAAATTTGATGGCAGATCTCGCCGAAGATGGCGCGCTGTTCGACACCGCGAAGGGCAACGGCGGGACCACAGCTTCAGGCCTTACCGGCTTCGACTGCCCCGCCCGAATGGATTTTGGGCCGCACATCATTAACGACTAGAAAGGCTCGCGCTGATGGTCTTCGCGCAGGTTCGACTCCTGCGAGCGCACGCAAGGCAAACCAACTAGGGAGGAAACAGAATGGCTAAGCAAATAATCACTAATGGAGAATGCCAGCATTTCACCCGAAGCAAGGGCCAAATAATTTGGTCAACAAAGGATGAATGCCTTTTCTGCGGTAATGGTTGTGAATGGCTGTAATTTCTTCGCGCTGATGGTCTTCGCGCAGGTTCGACTCCTGCGAGCGCACGCAAGGCAAACCAACAGAGAGGATAACGCAATGAACGTTTTGATCTACATGAACGAAAGAGACTTTGAGCGACTCACCGAAACCTCCATGCTCTGGGCAGATTATGCCGATTGGCCCAAGAAGCGCGACCGCTTCGAGACGGAAGCCGGTGAAGATCTTTCCTTTGAATGGAAAAACGCTTATTGGGTCGGATGCTCCGGGACCGCCGTCATCCTCGCAAAGTCCTACCTGGCAACGATGGGCCACGACTATCAGATCCTTTGGGATCTCGCCTCGCACGACAATGGCGAATCTTTCGGATGGGTAGTCCTAACAAATTACGAAACCGGTATCAGATAGGAACGCTCGCGCTGATGGTCTTTGTCAGGGTTCGACTCCCTGAAGCGCACGCAACATCCCAACCAAAAAGGAGAATGCAATGAGCAAGAAGCAGAGCAAGAAGGTCATCTTCACGCTGACGATGCCGAAGACCGAGATCCCGTTCGCGCAGTTGAGCACATCGCTGAAGCGATTTGGCAAGATGCGCGCAGACTTTGAGAGCCTCTCGCTTCGCGTGGAAGTGATCGACTTCAAGAAGTAGAAGGAAAGCCCCGGCTAGAAATTAGCCGGGGCTTTTCTGCGTCTTCGGTCAAGGGTAGTGAAATCAATTCCTCCCCAAATCCCGTAATGCTCGCGCCGATCTATGGCACTTTGATAGCAAGGCCTGCGAACCTCGCAGCGCTTGCAGATCGACACGGCTACGCAATATTCAAAGGATGCAGGATCTGCCGTGAACCAAATTTCAGGGTCAGTACCTACGCAGGCGGCTTGCTCTATCCAAAGATCTTTTAACTTAGCCATTGCCACGCGCCGCGAGCGTCAGCAGAACCGCGCAGGCGATTAATTCAATGAGCATGAACCATTGCACAACATCATGCTAGGGTCTTTTTCAGTTGACCCGGTGCGATTCCGGCTCTTGCGCCCATTGTGCGCCGTCCCTATCCCCGAGTGATCGGACATCTAATGATAGAAAATCTGGTATTCGCAGCAGCAATGATGATCCCTAGAGAAGCACCAGCAAGCCTCCCCGCCAGAGCAATCAGCCAGGCGGCAGAGATCCCCGTTCGGTGGCGTCCGTTCGCTGAATGCGTGGCGAATCGTGAAAGCCACGGGAACCCGAGAGCGCAGAATCCAATATCTAGCGCGCAAGGTAAATGGCAGTTCCTAGATAACCATTGGAGGCACGGCGCAGGCTGGAACGTGTACGCACGTCTGAGGGATGCAGGGATGCCCCGTAGCGAGGCGAGAGCGATCCTTAGGCGGCTTCACTCGAAGCCCATTAAGCGATGGGCAGAGGCCTATCAGGATGCTGCATTCGTCTTCGTGATCCTCATTCCTCGCGGCTGGCGTCACTGGTCCGGCGGTCACGGCTGCAATAACTTAGTTCCCTGATTCTGTGTAAAGCGCTTGACATCCTCAGATTAGGGATGCTTTAATTAAGACACAGAGCAAGCCACTAGGGAGGAACCAAAATGAACACCACCGCCGCAATCGTCATCCTTGACCAAGACAAGACAGCCAAGACAGCCGGAATCGTTTACGTTGACGTTTGCGAAATCGGAGGCCGCAAGTTGATTGAGCAGATCATTGTTAAGGATGGTGCTGATGTCGTCAAGCTCGCAGATAAGGCTCTGAACGCTAAGGGCTACTTCCGCTTCAGCGGTTACTCAATGGTTCAGGGAGAGATGACAGCCGCAATCAAGTTCTAGTAATACGCGCTGACGGTCTTCGCTGAGGTTCGATTCCTCAGAGCGCACGCAAGGCCAAATAACTAGGGAGGAAACAGAATGAACGCACATACCTACGCAGAGCGCGGATGGCTTGTCTTCCCGCTCGCTCCACACTCAAAGCAGCCGAACCCGCGTTACGCGCCGAGCGGTTACAAGAGTGCGACGACAGATCACAACATCATTGATTCTTGGCCTGATGGTGGGAACATCGGCATAGCCTGCGCTCCATCTGGACTCATCATCATTGACGTTGACCATAGGAACGGGCCAGATCTCGCGCTAGTGGGATCTCTGCCAGCAACGCACACAGTAGGAACCGCTGACGGATTCCACCTCTACTACCGTACAGAGCAGTTAGGCCCCGTGCGCGGGAAGCTCGGCGATGGAATTGATATCAAATACAACGGCTACGTAGTCGCTCCCCCGAGCATCCATCCTGACGGGATTGCCTATCGCGAGATGGACGGCTTGGAGCCGATCACGCTCCCGGCAGGCCTCGCGAGTTTGGTGCTGAAGTGAGCCGCCTAGAGGATGCCGCGCGTCGGCACCAGTCATTAGTCAAGCAAGCGAATCTTGCCTATGCGGATCTGATCGCCGAATCCATGACGGCTAGGACTAACGGAATGAGCATCACGCGGATTGCTGAAGTCAGCGGTATTAGCCGGATGACACTCCATAAGTACGCATCAGCGGCTATCTCAGCGAATCTGAGCGACCCTGAGACCGACTAGGCACATAGAGATGCCCCGCAGAGATTGACTCTCTGCGGGGCATTTTCTATTTCGGATCTAGGCGAAGACTGCCGTGAGGTGTCCATGCCGAATACCCAAGGTATTTCAATCCCCAGCGCGGGAAATCGCGAGAGCACGAATCGATCATGCCCGGTCGCACGTAGTCATTGCTCAGGCAGTTAGTAGAAGTCTTCTTACCGACAGCGATAGCTACATGACCGAACTTCCCGCCTGAGTAGTAGAGCAGAGCGCCGCGAGGAGCATCCTTCGGCTTCCCTCCAACGTGCTTCTGAGCTTCGGGGATCTTCTGCCAGGCAGCAATGGCTGAGGGCGCCCAAGCCGGAACGCCGTAGGCCTGCCTGCAATGACTCTGGCAGAGTCCGGTCCAATCTTGCGTGGGATTCTTTACTTGATTGCGACTCCAAGTAATAACCTCATTGATGTTCCGCTCAAGATACTTCTTCGCCATGCTCGCCTTCTTCCTCAATATCGACGAATGCGCCGCCCTCTACAGGCTCCACCGGGATTGCATCTTCAAACAGAACGCTCATGTCTTCTCCATAAATTCAGCCGTACCCTTATCGCCTACTCCAGTCGCAACGATGGAAGTGAGAAGCGACATGAGCCCCGCGCCAATCGCAACGCTGAACATCTGCATCCAGTCCAAGCCAACTATCCCGAGCGCATCCGTTCCCATCAGCGCAAGCAGGGATTGAGCAATCGTCCTGATCGTCCGCTCTCCCGCATCTATCCAAAAGTTACGGCTCCTCATGCCTACTCCTTAGCCAGCCCCAATAACGCAACGATACAAACGCTAACAGAAAAGGCAACGCGGAAAGACTCTCAGGCAATGGGAGCCGCCGCATTGGTTGGATGAGATCTACTCGCAGCGGATGAAGCATTGAACGAACGCGCCTGCGCCAGCTCCAGCCAGCCGCCACCCCGGAACGGAACACTTCACCATCGCTAATCCCGTACATCGTGCAGCGTGCGCAAAGTTCGCTCCAGGTAACCCGCCCCGACTCCATGACGATTGCGCGAGAGATCACGAACCGCGCCCCGAGCTGGAGCCGCCAACGTTCGCAGAGTTCAGAGTCATCTGAGAACCTGCGGCCCTCATCGAACGGATGCGCTCGCAACGTGTCACCATCGAAAAGTGACGGAGTTCCGATGATGTCAACCGGCCCCGGTTGGAACCTTGCACGCCTCCAAGCATTCAGCCCGTGCGCAATGAACCCGCGACCGTTAACGAACGTAACCGCCCCGACTCCTTGGCAGTCTTTCAGCGCATCTCGCATTACCTCTAGTTGCAGCGGTGGCAAATAGTTATCGGCTCCCATATTGAGAATGAGCCTCCCCTTACTTGCTGCGATCCCTACATTCCTCGCAGCCCCAAGACCTATCCCGCCATCAGTCAGAACCTTTGCCCCGTGATGCAGAGCGATAGTTATAGACCCATCAGTAGATCCAGCATCAACGACAATGATCTCAGCAACGCCAGACTGCTTCAGACTGACGAGACAAGCATTTAGGGATGCTGCGCTGTTGAGAGTGCAAACTACGGCGCTAACGTCCATGGTTTGCACTACTTCGCCTGAAGGTGGTCCCGTACGTGCTCATCGAGCCGGGCATGAACTTTGCCGACGGAGTTGATGATGCGCTCCTGTGATTCGTCGGCGCGGTTGCGGAGATCCTTCACGTCGGCCCGCATCTCCTGCGCATCCTTCTCTAAGCGATTTACGGCATCCCTGAGCGATGATCCGCCGTTCGGGGTGAACTGCTTTGACATGGAGATCTGCGCCTTGATGATCCACGACAGGCCCGCGAGCAAGGCGACAGCGAGGCCGACGAACGCCAGCGGATCAGTGCTCATGGTGCTACGGGTGCGACCAGTGCCGGGTACATCACGCCGATCATCTCGTCCGTAAACCCAAGGCTTTTAGCGTGAGCAATAGCCGCTGCCGTCGCGATTGCATTCGCTGCCGCCGTGGCAGCCTGCGCCGCTTGTGCTGCCGCGTAGTCGTCTCTGTCCTTCTGCTGTTGTGCCAGTTCCTCAGGCGTCCACGGGCGTTCAATGACTGTGCCGTCCGGGAATGTTTCTACATACTCGCTCATGAGTTCCTCAGTCCGTAAACGCGGATTGTTCCTGACATCGTTCCTCCGCTTGAGTAGAAAGAAAACCCGTCATATTGGGTAGTTACCGTCAGATAACTAGAACCAAAATAGAGACCAGCACTTCTCACGGCATTTATCAAGATTCCTGTCCGTCTTACTAATTGCGGTGATAGAAATGTCACCACAAATGACGAACCCTCAGCACCGCTAGAAAGCCCGACAACCGAAGCATAAGTACCACCAGTACCGCCGTCCGACTGCGAGACTCCACCAGAAGAAGCGGCGACCAAATCTGTGGAACCGTCATAGTTCGCGGAACTGTTATCTGTTGAACTAGCACGCATTCGTATGCGGCAACCCAAAATAACCGAAGCATCAGTTGCGTGCCCGGTGACAAAATAATTCTCGTATGAACTACTAAAGACTCCATTCAAACTTACGGTAGTTGCAGCAGTGAAATTGACCGCAGCACCGGACAGCGTGACCCCTGACCCTGCGACTGATGTCGGGGTAATGAGATCCATGCCCGAGCCACCGGAAACACTCGGCAGGAAATACCACGTGTTCGTCGCCGTCTTGATGAGTGTCCCGCCAGCGTTCTGCGCGAGCGTCACCACCGAGCCGTTCAACGTGACACCGACTCCGGCGGTAACAGTGACGACACCGGCCCCGAGATTGAGGAGCTGGATCACGGTCCCGTTCGCGTATGCGACGGAAGAGAATGGCGGCACGGTTGCCGTGATTGGGCTTGCGTTCGAGAAACTAACCGCGCCCCCGGCGTCCGCGAGAACCAACGTGTCGGACGTTCCGGTGACCGCCCGGAACGTCAGCGCGTTAAAGGCCGAATTCAAGTTTGCGGCTGTCAAAACCGCCCCGCTAAGAAACGCCACCATAACTATCTTCCTCTCTCAGAAACCTAGGATATCTTCATCTAGAACGCCAAACAAAGCATCATCCAGAATGAAAGCTGCGAGCGTCTCAGATAGCGTAAATGTAACGTCGTGCCTATCAATAGAGATCTGATGCGAGATCTGATCAATGCTCACGATCTGCGAGACAACAGCGCCGACGCCTGAAGGCGTGAACTCCACTAGAACGACATCGCCTAATTCGAGATCCAAGACGCTCGCCTTATTGCCTGCGCTAATCGCCTCCAGCCTGACCGTTAACGAATCCACGCGGTATTGCGGTTGCGCATACAAACCGACTAGCCAAGATGCGAGCGCTGCGGCTTCTGTAGGACTGCTAAGAAGTGTTGCGTAGGAAGCATCCATGATCCCGTAGGCGGCCTGCGCCGTAGTGTCATCAGCGATTGCGGTTCCTGCGACAGAGCCGCCAGAAGTGTAGGTAATCGCAACACTGTTTTTCATCTCCTCAGTGCCCCACACAATCGCAATATCCCGGTAAGGGATGCCGCTAGGGGAGAACGTCACTCCAGTAGTGAAGGCCTGAAGTTCTGCACGATCACGGAATGCGACAGCGCCAGCGCGATCCATGAACAGCGCGCCGAATTCTGATGTCTCCACCTTCTGCAAATACTGAAGCACGTTCGTATTCGCCGGGATCACGTCAGCGTCCAACGTTGATTGTCCTATGCCGATATCTCGCTTGACCGCCGACCATCCGACAGCATCTAGCTCGGCAGCAACACGAGCGCCTGAGAGCTGAGCGGTAGCAGTACCGGCAGAGAGAGTCTGCTGAGCGAGGATGGAGAAGCCATCACTAGCTGAGACTTCAGCGGTGGCATCAAATCCTGATTGCGGATAGTTAAAGTTCCAGTCTTCAACAAAGCCGGTAAAGATCTCCTCCCCGTCACTGTCGATCACTAATTGCTTGCGCGGGAGGATCTGCCCGAAGTACGGGCCAGCAGCATAGGCAGGATCGAAGATGCGTGTTCGGTTATCTAGTTCAAGATTCGCCTGGCCTGAAGTGAACTTTTCAAGGATGCGACTCCTGCCACGCTTAACAGAGATCCCGCGAACGTACTGCGTAACATCAGTCAGCACATCCCCGCCGAGCACATAGGAAGTGTTATCCAATACGCCCTTATCGACATCATCCAGAGTGAAGAAGTTAACTCCCTGAGTGAGGGAGAGATCAAAGGCGATCTGCGCGCGAATCGTCATGCTGCCACGAATGCCGGGCCGGAGGCCTGCTCAAAACGTTTGATGTATTCAACGATCTGCTGGCCGATAGCGCGAGGATCTCCAACACCCGCGCTCACGTTGATTGTGTAAGAGTTCCCGCCTGCACCGTTCGGAATAATGCTTCCGTTGCTACCAGGTACGAAGAGTTCCGGCCCCTTCTCGCCAACGATGATAGGACGGCCACCCATCACCGGGCCACCGTTAGCGAAGCCAGGAACGCCGCCCGTGAAGTTAAGCCCGCCTTCAGGGATTCCGATAACTCCAGAAAGATAATCATTAATCGGAGAAGGAGCCGGGTTAGGAGTCTCGCTAGTCGATGATGCCCCACCCGGCCCGGCAACGGTCATAGAGATATTCGCTGTCCTATGCATGGATGCTGCTAGATCATCCATCATCGCTTGCAGAGCTTTCCTGCCCTTACCCTTCGTCCCCAAAGCCGCTAGGAGGCCCTTCACAAGCGCTAGAGCCATGTCTATACCGCTTTGCATGAATGCCATAGCTGATTGTGCGCCGACCCCGTCAGCGACCGCTATAGCCCCGCTCGCGGCATCATTGACGCGCTTAATATTCTCGCTGATGTTTCCCTTAATAAACGCATCAGCGACATCAACTCCGCGCTCTGCGCCTAAGGCGATGACTTGCTCATAACTAGTGCGATTCAAACCTGCTGCGAGAAGCTGACTCATCTTGCGCCCGAACTCTGAAGCGCGCTCAGCCTGCGCTACTAGG